TTTATAAAAAAATGAGGAGATTATTAAGAAATAGTTTAATTAGAATGCTTTGTTTAACAGTATCCGTAATATGGAGTATAGTATTTTTTACGGTTGCAATAAAAATATTTGATAAGTTATGGGGATAGATTTTGAATGGATAATGGGCTTTGCTTTTGGCTTAGATTATCTTACGGACATTGACGTAGAAGGAGGAGGAGATTTAGGCACAATAGATATCTTTAGAGTCCAGCTTGGGTTCTTTGCTCTTTATATACCTGTTCAGGGGTAGTGCTAGAAGATCTTGGTAGAAAGCACGAGCTTTGGTTGGCTATGGCGTTGAATATGGGAGTGCCACCCTCCCTTGCCGAGGATTTAATCCAGGAGATGTATCTTCGGCTGCATAGGTATGTAAAGGACGAAAGCAAGGTTTACTACAAAGATACTGGCACAATCAATAGATTCTACATATGGACCACTATAAGGAATATGTGGATGAGTGCAAGGACTTACAAAGCTAAGAATGGTACTGTTTATTTAGAAGATCTGTCTGATTACTCGGCAGATTTTCTGCATATAAATAGCCAGGTAACATACGATGTAAAAGAGGTGGAGGCTATAGAGGCTCACGACAGACTGTTTGACAAAGTGATGAAGGTAGTTGAGGATTGGGACTATTGGTACGACCAGAAGCTGTTTGCTTTATATTACAGAAGCGATATGTCTATGAGGGATATCGCTAGCAAAACAAACATATCCTTAACCTCAATATTTAATAGTTGTAAGAACTATAAGGTAAAGATTAATAACGAGCTCCTGGAAGACTGGGAGGATTTTAAAAACGGAGATTTTGATAAAATATAATTATGGAAGCACCTAAAGACAAAAGGACCAAAGCCTATAAAGAATGGGTTAAGAATCACCAAAAGGCCTCAGAAGGCCTTGGTGATACAGTAGAGAAGATTACTAAGGCTACCGGAATAAAGAAGGTAGTGGAGATGTTTGCAGATGGTAAGGACTGTGGATGTGATGAGCGTAAGGAAAAGCTGAACAAGATGTTTTCTTATCAGAAGCCCAACTGTTTGACAGAGCCTGAGTTTGATTATCTTAAAGCATTCTTTGCAAAGTCTAATTCTAGTATAAGCCCCACAACACAAAAGGAGCTTCTAGATATTTACAATAGGGTTTTCAATGAAAAAAGAGAAATGTCTGGTTGTAGTAGTTGCTTTATCAACGGGGTCTATAATAAGTTAGAGGCAGTGTATAATGAATATCTGGGATAACATAGTCGATAAACCTATTGGTGAGTATAATGAGGCTGATCTATTCAGCCAAATTAAACTCTCCAATTATATTGATTTAGTTAAATCAGAAGATAAGATGAGCAGGTGGGATTGTTATTCAGCTCACTTAAATCATAGGATTGAGCTTAAGTGCAGGGGCGCACACTATGACACTTTGCTTATAGAGAAATCTAAGTATGACTATATGGTAGATAAGGCCCACGAGAACCTAGAGGTTCCTATGTACATATGCTCAACCCCAAAAGGGATTTACTGCTTCAACCTGCTCAGGATTAAGCCTGAGTGGTTTGTGCAGAAACACAACAAGACAACACAATTTAAGAACACAGAAAAGGTAGACAAGCTGGTAGCTAATATATCTATTCACGATAATCATTGCTATTCATATTTATAAGTTATGGGAGATTCAGTAAGCAAGTATTTTTTAGACAGAGAACAGTATAACACTAACACAACCGCCAGAAGGGATCCGATTAAAACGGATCCTATTGTGGAGGAGGTGAAGGAGATTATGGACAAACGCAGTCAGCGTGGGATAAAGGAGTATGGGATGACCTTACAAGATAACCCGGATGGATTCTATGTATGGTTAAGGGAACTCCAAGAGGAGCTGCTCGATGCAGCTCTATACATACAGAAGTTAAGGAAACAGAGATGAATACTAGAGACAGAATACAAAAGATAGTAGGTTATAGAACCTGGTCTGTTCAAAAGAAAGTAGATGCTTTGCTGGAGATTGATTGCAATCTCTACACAAACCTAGGGACAGACTCTACTGCTACGGAGCGAAAGGATGTTAAGTCTATTAGCAAGTTAATCTATAAATCTATATCCAACATCAGTCCAATAGACGGATATCTACTAAAGGCTTATTACGAAGAAAAACCTAAATCTATTTCGTAGTTAACAAAATGTTTATTATCTTGCTTGAAAATAAAACTATATGAGCAACGATACAATAACATTGCTAGACGGAATAAGCTGGAATAAGGACGAACTTATATCCAATATGGATTCGGATCCATTTTACTTTGGTCACTTAAGCAAAGCGGCTTTATCTTCATCCGCCTGTAAAGAACTGCTAAAGTCTTCTATATCATACTACCAGTCTTTAACAACAAAAAGAAAACAAACTGATGCTTTGTTGCACGGGAGTATTTTTCATATGCTTACTTTAGAACCAGAGAAGCTTGAACAGCGGTATGAGTTTTTTGATGCTCAGTCTCAGACTAAAGCCTTTAAGGAGCGTGCTGAAGAATCCGATAAGGAAGTTGTGTTGCTAAAGCACTTCTATATTATGAGGGCATTGAAAAAGAAATCTCTAGACAGGTGTGAATATGCTTCTAGCTTATTGCAGGGAGGTCTAGAGGAAGTGCCATCTATAGGTCTTATAAATGGGATACCTTTTAGGGGGAAGGCTGACTACTTAAAAAACAATCATATAGTAGACCTAAAGACTGCCGCATCATTAGACAATTGGAATCCTAGATATAAAAGCAAATACAATTATGATATCCAACCATATATATACAGAGAGCTATTTAATGTAGAGAGATTTACTTTCTTAGTTGTAGAAAAGGTTACTGGTAGAATTGGAGTATACGAAGCCTCCGAAGAGTGCTTCGAGTCTGGAGAAGAGAAAGTTCGCATTTGTACGGACAGATATAAGGAAGACTTCTTAGGAAAGTCTGACAAAGAAATAGAGTCTGTTATATTTAATAGGTATATACACGGAACTGTATAATGACTAAAGAAGAGTACGATTTTGAGGTTTTGAACTATTACTATCTTGCTTTGGTTGATTTACTGATGGGCGTTACCTATCAAGAGATAGCAGTCCAAATGAAGGACTTTGAATCTTTAGAATTATATGAAGCTTGTGCTGGTGTAAAGAAAGCATTAGAGAAGGCAGACAAGTGTACTATAAAAGAAATACAATTGGAAGTTAATAGAGTAGAATTAGAACTAGAAAAACAAAAAGATATATATGAAAATTAGAGAAATAAAAGAGCTTGTCGAAAGGGAACTTGATTTAGACTTAAGCCATCCTAGTAGATTAAGAGCTAGAGTATATGCTAGAGCTGTATACTTTAAACTATGCAGACAGCATACGTTCTGCTCGCTTAGTGAGATAGGTATGTCTGTAGGTAGAGATCACGCCACGGTACTTCACGGAATCAAAATATTTGATGACGTGATTGTCGAGTATGAAATAAATCTATATGAGGTATATGACAAACTCAATAAGCTTATAGCTAAATGCACTAAGACCAGAGAGCGGGACATTAACCCGGAGAAGTATTATCGGAATAAGTATGCCGACCTATTGGTCGAGCATAGAACTCTGCTGAATGAATATAGAACCCTTATAACTAAAGAATATGTATAAGCCAATACCTGACGAACTTACCATAAAGAATAGTAAGATACACGGACAAGGAGTGTTTGCAACACAAAATATAGAAGCAGGGTGTGAATTAGGAGTAACACACGTTGAACTTCCTGATACGCCTTACTATGAAAAATTATTTAGGACACCTTTGGGTGGCTTTTTAAACCATAGCTCAACACCTAACTGCTTTATACACGATTGGAAAGCTACTGCTGTAGATAGTGATACTGGATTAAAGAGTGATTTTATAGAAAGTACTCTGTATGCAATTAAACCAATAAAGAAGGGAGAAGAACTAACAGTATATTATAGAAAGTATGATGTTTGATATAATTGCATTAGTGTTCTTGCTTGGAGTGATAGTTTTATTAGTAATGTTATTTATAGACTAAACTTTGGCCACAAAAAGAAAGCTAAAAGAGAAGATAGACTACTCGCTAGTCAGCCAGAAGAAGGCTGCCTGGTGTATAGACAACGGATATAAAATATATCCTGTCCCTGCTGGGAAATGCTTTGGTCGTTGCACTGAATTTTATGTTATTGTCCAGAGGGGAGTTCAAAAGGAAAAGTCTAAGAAGGTATACACTGATATAGGTGTGGCCAATAAGACTTGGGAGCTGTATAATTTTTTTTATGATAAACACGCTGATAGATAATCAGTTATATTAGTATGGGTAGAAAGCCGAAAGAGTTTAAGTACATTAAGAAGAACGATGGTCGTAGGAACAATGGTAGGAAGAAGGGAGATAAGCATTTCTTAGCCAATAAGGTTAACGCTACTCCTGCTGCAATAAATGAGGCCAAGAAAGACAGGATAGGTATCTATGCTCTGAACGCAATGAAGGAGGTCTTTGGCTCTGAAGAAGAGGCCTGGGCCGAGTTAGCGAAGCAAGCCAAGTCCTCTTTCGCCCATATGAAATTACTCTTTGAATATAAGTATGGTAAGCCTACAGAAAGTGTAGACTATACTAGCGGAGGTCAAAAGCTAGACATACCCATCACAAACATATTTGCTGGAACTCAGCAGGCCCCTGAGATAGATAACACAATAGATATAACACCAGAACAAGATGAACAAGAAGAGACAGATCAATGATCCAAAGGACTTTCCAAAGGACTTTTGGAATTACCTTGTGAATCCAATACTAGGCTATTATGTAAAGCCAGCTAAATTATCCCCAAGAGGGGTTCTTAATCCAAGAGACTCTAGTGGCAGCACCTCAACTTCACGATAAATACCAGGCTTTAGGAAATGACACCCGTTACTTTGTAGTGACGGGTGGTAGGGGATCTGGTAAGTCCTTTGCCGTAAATACCTTCCTAGCTTTCCTTACGATGGAGAAGGGTCATAAGATTCTGTTCGCTAGGTATACTATGGTCTCTGCTGCTACTTCTATTATACCAGAGTTCTTGGAGAAGCTTGAGCTGTTCGGTATCGCTAAACACTTTAGGATAACTAAGGATGAGATCTTAAACACAGCCACAGGGAGCTCAATAATATTTAAAGGTATCAAGACCAGCAGCGGTAATCAAACCGCTGCGCTTAAGTCCTTACAAGGTATTACGACCTTTG